ATTTCACATAATGCACTTACTTAAAACAAGAATAACATGACAGCACAAGAATACTTCAACAACTTAAAACTAAACCCCCTTTTCACGGGTTACAGCATACCCATAGACATGTGCGTAAAGTTAATGGAAGCCTACGCCAACCACATGCTGGAGATACAGCGCGAAAGCTTTTTAACCCGAAGGGATGCCTATGGCAGAAGCCAGAATGAGCAGAACAAGTCCGAAGGGATGCCTATGGCACAAAATACCTCCGAAGGGATGCCTCCGGGGCAAAAGGGGTAAAAGCAAATGGACATTATGAGAATCTTAAATTTATATAGTGGTATTGGAGGAAATCGCAAATTGTGGGGAGGCAGCCACGAAATCACGGCGGTTGAATATAACCAGGAAATAGCCGACATTTATAAAGATCTCTTTCCAAATGATACGGTAATTGTTGCAGATGCTCAACAGTATTTGTTAGACCATTATAAGGAGTTTGATTTTATATGGAGCTCTCCGCCTTGTCCTACTCATTCAAGGGCCCGTTATTGGGGATGGCATAATTCAAAGCCTGTATATCCTGATATGAGCCTTTATCAAATTATTATATTTCTGCAAACTCACTTTGATAATAAATGGGTGGTTGAAAATGTCAAACCATACTATAAACCATTAATAGCAGGAAGGGAAATAGGTAGGCATATTTTCTGGAGTAACTTTATTATACCATATATCAAACATGAAAGCAGCGATATTAGAAAACTATCAGGTACATCATTTAAAGATAAACTAAAGCGTAATGCGGTGGACCCAGAACTAGGCCTGCACATCCTCAACTCATGCCTTAGCATAATCACAAAACAAAGCCCACAACAAACAAGCCTATTCACATGATAACAGTTTTTCACGGGTTACAGCATACCCATAGACATGTGCGTAAAGTTAATGTCCGAAGGGATGCCTATGGCAAAAGAACCTGTAAAGGACTGACTTATTAACAATTGATTAATAAAAAAATACAATTCACTTTACATTTGTAAAAAAAAAGTTTATATTTTAGCCCGGTCAGTTTGTTCATTAAACTACCACACCCTTTAAGAAGTTCAGGTGGCCACCACTTCTTTAGGGTTAAAACTCTATTAGTGTGGCTGCATTCTTTGAAGCTTTCTCCCATCTATTAAGACAACCCAAGGCGGTAAACGTCTACCAGCTTAACAACCGCGTCCAGCAAAAACAGATCTATGAAGAGCGATCATTCCGTCAGCTTTTACTGCTATACAACACCCTTATCGATGTACGCATCATTGAAGACTTTATTGCCAATGCTGTTGCCAAGATACCTGTTAAGGTAGTCAGTGCATCCGGCAGAAGATTAACCAACACCAACCGCCTTTCCTTATTGGTCCCCAAAGCCAACCCCAACCAGAACTGGAAGGAGCTTGTAAAAGAAATATCCATCAGCTACGGATTAACGGGCAATGCTTTTTTGCTGGACAGTGATGATTACCTCTACTGGTTATCTCCTGCCAATATGAAAATAGATTTGGCAAAGCCCGTGGAGGTGCCCGAGCACATGAATGCCATAAGGGGATATACTTTGGAGTTATCGGGCATGGAGTATCCACTTATGCAGCCCGATGTATTTCACATGAAAACACCACAGTTAAAAGCTGAGAGTGGTATATGGGCCTGGGGAAGCTCTCCCTATTCAGCAGCCCTGCCGGTAATTGAAGCCCTTGAGGCCAATTACTCTTCCAAGGTGGGCATTATAAAAGACCGTGGTGCCCTGGGTATACTATCCAACGAAAGCCAGATACCCGATACAGAATCCATGGACGGGGTAAGGGATGCCTTGAATGATTACGGCATTACCAGGGATAAGAGAAAATACATAGTCACCACTGAGAACCTCAAATGGCAGCAGATGAGTTTATCAGTTAAGGACCTTGAGTTAAGGGAGCAGGGCCGCGATGACTTTTCAAGGCTGTGTGAGTTAAGGGGAGTGGATCCACTGATCTTTAATGCTGAGGGCAGCACCTATGCCAACCAGGAGCAGGGCATCAAGGAAACATACCGCAGGGCCATTATTCCTTTTACAGAAAGCCTGTATGAGCAGATGGCCGAGTTTACCAAGTATCACTATGGAGGCTTATCGTTTGCACCTGACTGGTCAGCGGTACCGGAATTACAGGATACAGGCACAGAGTTTTCCACCAAGGTAATTGCAGAGCTATCAGCAGGCATCTTAACGGCAGAGCAGGCATTTAACATGCTGTATGATGAATTGGATTTGGACTTTGAGGCAGATAAGGAAAAACAAGACAATCGCCAGATGTTTTTGGACCAGGTGATGACAAACAGGGAAAACTCTCAGCAGGAAGAAGAAGAACAAGAAGAAAACCAAAAAAAATGGCTGATTACAAATATGAGTTAAAGCAGGGCACCTTTCAGGTGAAGGAGACTGACCCTGATGGGACGGTTGTATTCTATGGCAGCCGTTTCAACAATGTGGATGATGATGGTGACATCATCACACCGGGTGCTTTTTCCAAGACCATCAAGGAGAATAAATCCCGTGTAAGATACCTATACCAGCACCGCACTGATCAGCAGTTGGGTGTGATCCTTGATTTGAAGGAGGATGACACGGGCCTTTTGGTTCATGCGGTACTGAATTTGAATAAAGAGATTGCAAAGAACACCCTGGAGGATTACCGCATGAGTTTAAAGTATGGCCGGCCATCGGAGCACAGCATTGGCTTTTATGCTATTAAGACCGATGGTGAAGGCCCCAGGTACATCCGTGAGGCGATGTTAAAGGAGGTTTCTTATGTCACCTGGGGAGCCAATCCGGATGCGATTCTTTTAAGCGTAAAGCAGGGTGACGTATGCTTTCTGGACAAATGCTTGAAGGAAGGCAATTACACAGAAAATTACCACGATAAGTTGTTTGCACTGCGTTCTGAAGCCGCCCAGGCACTTGAGAGGGAACAGGCAGCCGCACAAGACGACCTGATCGAATTCTATAATCTATTAAAATTATAAACAAGTGAGTGAATTAACAACGAAACAGGTCGCCGATCAGATCAACGAGCGGATGACCGAATTGAAAAGCCAGCTTGCCAAGAGTGCCGATTTGGACATGGTGAAGGCTTTGGAGGCGGACTACAAGGAGTTCCGCAGCAAAAATGAAGAGGTATTGAAGGAGTTTGAGAGCAAATCCACTGATCTTGAAAACCGCCTTAAAGAGCAGATTGACAGGATGCACAAGTCAGGCAAACAAGCCAGCCCCAGTCAAAAGTCGCTACGTTCCGCCATTTTGGAGGAGTTCAAGACTGACAAGTGGCAGGATTTCCTTCAGAACCGTGGCGAGGGTGCATCGCCTAAAATGGATGTGAAGGCTGTAACCTGGGGAGGTACCGACAAGGTAGATCCTGTGGTGCACAACTTCATGCCTTTTGACATTCCGGTATATCCTTTCTATGAGCCTGTAGACATGCGGCTGATCCTGCCTGTTGGCACATCCGACACGGCATCACTGGACTTTCCGCAACGCAAAGCCCTCACCGGTGGTGTAGCACCTGTAGCTGAGACTACAGAAAGCCAGGCAACGGATTTCACCTTTGAGATGAACACTGTCAATGCTGTGCGCAAGGCTACCCATACGGATGTATCCAGAAGGGCGCTGCGCTCAACTAACTGGCTTGCCAACTGGATTGCAGGGCAATTTCAGGAGGAGTTTGTCAAGAGCCTTAACACCGACATCATCATGGGTGACGGAACGGGCGACAGCTTTAATGGGCTGGACGACATAGCCACAGCATGGACAGCTCCAGCTTCCATGCAGGGAAAGATTAACACTGGCGAGAGCACGCTTATTGATGCTGTGCTTGCTATGCGCACAGGCTTTTACGTAGCCACCAACGCATGGCCGAATGCCTTGTTTGTTTCTCCAACAACTGCATGGCTTCTTTCAGGTGCCAAGGCTACCACCAGGGAATTCGTCAACCCGAATGTATTTGCCGTTACCAATGAGAGCGGTGTGCTTCGCATTGGTGGCATCACCATTTACGTGATGAAGGATGTTGCTGACGACAACGCCATCATGGGGCTGATCTCCCAGCAGACCATCGAGCTGTTGAACTTCGATGGCATCACGATTGATTCCACGCAGTACCACGACAAGAACTTCACCAGCAACCTGGTAACTTTCCGCCTGGAGAGCGACATGCTGCTACCGATTTATCGTCCTTACTGCTTTGTGAAGGCTGATCTCAGTGCTGTACAAACTGCCATAACAGCGTAGTATGAGGGTCAGGATATTGAAATCGACAGGTGCTACAGGTTTCAGGGCTGTGGGCAGTGTGATAGATGTTGACAGCACTTTGGCGGACAGATGG